CAATTAGTCCAGTAGATACTGATGAACACAATATTCTTCATGCAAAACTTTTAATTGAAGGAACTGAAGTAACTAATTCTAGGTGTAATTTTGCTGGAAAAACAAATTTAGAAATGCTGTGTAACTTTAGATATGTAATTCCAATTGGAGGCACAGCAAACACGACAACTGGAAGACAATCAAGTTGGACAAGCGGTAAAGAAATAAAGATGCAAGTCAGACGGTATGGTTCTGGTAATGAGCCTAGAATACACGAAACCCGTTATTGGGACGGTGCTGCCACTAATGTATTTCGCAGACCAACTTTAACTATTACGGCTTTAGGGTAGGAGAGACAGATGGCACTTATAAAATTAAACAATCAGTCTCTTACCGCAGTCACATCCGCTGGTTTGCCTAGTGGTAGTGTGTTGCAAGTTGTCCAAGGGGTTTTTCAAAACACTTCCTCAACAACATCAACATCCGCAGTTGCAACAGGATTAACGGCAACAATTACGCCCCAAAATGCATCAAGTGAAATACTAATAAATGTGTTTGGTTCTTCTCAATTAGTACAATCAGGAACAACTAACGTGTATCCATTATATAAAAATGGATCAGTGTTAGATGCTGGATTTATGCTTTTATCTAATCCAATTGCAGATGGTGAAGCGATGAGTGCGTCTTATTTAGATAGCCCAGCTACAACATCAGCAACAACTTACGCTCTGTATATGTATACAAATGCTTCTGGTTATACAGCTTCTTTTGGAAGCAATAGTGGTTCAATAATTTATAGAAATAGCATAACCCTAACGGAAATCGCTGGCTGATGAAACCTACAGCCGCATCAGTCCAGTCGCAGATAGATACACATGAGGCAGTGTGTGCTGAACGCTGGCGTGAAACCATCCTGCGTATCAAGCGCATCGAACACATTATGATTGGTTCTGCTGGTACTACAATCGTACTGCTGTTGAGCGTTGTAATGCGAGGCTGACATGGTAGTTGCTGAGGTACTAACTGGTATTGCGTTAGTTCAGCAATCCGTAAAATTTATCAAAGAAAATATTAGCACTGCTCAGGACATAGGGCAGATAGCCAGCCAGATAGATGATCTGTTTGCTGGTGAAAAACAGGTGCAGCAAGCTAGAGCCAAGAAGTCTGGCACTGGTTTGGGCGATCAGTTTGGTGTTGATACTGTAGCTAAAGAAATCATTGACGCTAAGATTGCTGCTGAAAAGCTACAAGAAGTAGCGACTATGGTTGATATGCGGTTTGGTCATGGCACTTGGGCTGGCATTATAGCTGAGAGAGCCAAGCGTATCCAAGAGGCTAAAGAAGCAGAGGCCATAGCTAGACGCAAGCAGATACAAGAAGCTAGAGAGTTTGAAGAAACAATGAAGCAAGCTGTTCTTATTGGATCAGTTATTGTTATAGCAATTGGTTTGTTTATTTTCTTAATGGTCAGTGTAGCAAAGGCGTTTGTCATATGATTACAGTTGAACAGTTCTTAGCTTGGAAGATACTGCCACGCTTTATGATGCTTGCATCTACAGTTATGTCATGGCGGTGTGCTGAATGGTTCATGGAACTTGACGCTCCGACTGCAAGCCAGTCAGCGTTTGTATCTGTAGTTATGGGCGTGATGACTGGTGTGTTTGGCATCTGGATGGGGCATGAACACAAGGATCACAAGTAATGTGGCAAGCATTGGTAACAGCTTGCTTCATAGCAAACATGGATCAGTGTGTAGTCTTGGAAGGACAGCAGTGGTTTGAGACTGAATCCAGATGCAAAGCTAGGGCATTGGAAATGGCTGGTGATGTTAATCGTTACATGAAATCACATAAGCCAGTTAGATATCAGTGTAGGAAACTAGCAGGGGGTATGTTGACACAATGATACAGGCATTGATTGGGCCTATTGCATCGTTAGCTGGTAGCTGGATGGAATCAAAGGTCGAGCAAACCAAAGCCAAAGGTAAGGTTGCTCAAGCTAAAGCAGAGGCAGAAGCAGAAGTAATGAAAGTGGCTGCTACCCATGAAGCTGGTTGGGAAAAGATTATGGCTAAGTCCAGCGACAATAGCTGGAAGGATGAAGCTTGGACCATTTTGTTTATCATTATTATTGCTATGTGCTTTATTCCTTTTACTCAACCTTATGTTGAGCGTGGCTTTACGGCTTTGGATGGTACACCTGACTGGTTTCAGTACGCAGTTTATGCTTCAATAGCTGCAAGCTTTGGATTGCGTAGCTTGAAAGGTATTAAGAAATGAAACTATCAGAACATTTTAGCTTGGAAGAAATGACCAAGAGCCAGACAGCTTTGCGGCGTAACCTTCCTAACACGCCCTCAGAAGCTCATACAGAGGCGTTGATTCTTTTGTGTGAGAATGTACTAGAGCCAGTGCGAAGCCACTTCAGCATACCGTTTACGCCCAGCAGTGGCTATCGCAGTGCCGAGCTTTGTGTTGCGATAGGTAGTTCTGTCTCCAGTCAGCATGCAAAGGGCGAAGCTGCTGACTTTGAGGTGCCATCTATATCTAATCTTGAGTTGTGTACTTGGATTATTAACAACCTAGATTTCGATCAGCTTATTCTTGAGTGTTATACTGGTGGCAATACTGGATGGGTACACTGTAGCTATAAGGCAGAGGGCAATCGTAAAGAAGTTCTTACCTATGATAAAGAGAATGGCTATCGTAAAGGCTTGCTAACTTAAAATGGGCCAGCCGTAATTTGGGAAACGGCTGACCCACTAGCAGGCGGAGAACTAATCAACCTGCTTTAAAATGGTACATCTTCTGGCTTGATTGCGCTAGTGACATTCTCATCTTTGATGTTGTCACCGAACTCAGGAATGTGATCGTCTGCTGGCTTTGGCTTGTACTCTGAAACATTCAGCGACATGTATGCGTTGTCGCCTTTCATTTCTTTCCAAGCTGCAATCTTCCAGTCTTGATGCAGTCCGTCTAGTGGACCGCTATAGTCTGGTGCTTTCTCGTTACCCTTCTTGTCGTTGGGAAACAGAACGCCAACCTTTTGGAATACTTCGATGCGCTTGTTGCCATCTCGTGACTCAGCCATGATGAGTGCGACCTGACCATCCTCGCCCATGATGTTGAGTTTACCTTGCAGAATAAACTGCTGCTCTGGGAATGGCTTGAAGGCTGCGCCACGGTTAGTGTTATCATACTCAGTCATTGCTGTTCTCCTTTTTTGTACGCTCTTCTAAGAGCCATAATATTTTTTCTACCTTATGCTCAAGGTTAGTGAGCCTTATTTTTATTTCTTCTAAATGCAAAACAAACTTTGAAGAAAACATTACCACTTCTCCTCTGGTGGCAATCTACCATCGTCATCAAGCTTAACGCTCTTGACCTTTGTTACCTTGGGGTTGGGCATGCTAGCTGAGTTACCGTCATCATCTTCTGATGGCAGTCCGAATGCAGATTGTAAGCCATAGCGTTTAGCATATGTGATACCGCTGCCCATCTTCTGTGGATCAGTAGGGTCTTTGACTAATACAGGTGTACGTCCAGTCATTGACTCTCCTGACTCATGCATGACAACTGTAGTTACAAAGATGTAATGCTCATCAAAGTCAACAAGCTGCGTAAATGTAAGCCCACACTTGCCAGCTTCTGCCCTAACAGTCTCAATAACTTCTTCAAGACTGGCATAGTTTGATTTGAAGAATGGATTTTTTGCAGTCTTCTTAGCTGCTGCTCCAGTGTTGTGAAACTGGATGAGTGCTTTGGTTATGTTCTTTAGTTCCATTTTAGTTCTCCTTGACTGTGATGCGTAATGATCCGCGCTTATCGCGTTTGATGGCTAGAAGATCACAGTATACTTCTCGCTCATCGTCACCAACCATAGCCTTGAGGTCAGACTTGGCTGACTCAAATAGCTTTGCTGATTTCTCTTGTTCGATGTAGTCATGGCATCGGCTGATAAATTCGTTGTCGGCTGATGCATCTCGTTTGACTAAGCCATCGACCTTGATCTTATCTATAGATACAGGTGGCACTTCGTTATCACCGAAAGGGCGGGTGTCCTCAGTGACATGCCTCCAGAACTCGGTGATGTGTACCTTCATCTTGTTGATGTAATCCCAATCTTTCTGTACATATACAGCAGCCCACTTGCGGTTGCCAAAGATAACAGATAGATAGCAGCCCTTGGCTTGGTGTAGCCACATGTAGAACTGCATCTGTGGCATGTACATACTTAAACAATTTTCCATATTGTTTGTTTCGTATGTATGTTTGCACTCAATGATCTCGTCAGTAAATTTTCTGTCCATCATAATATGACCATCGACTTGCCCCTTGAGAGGCACACCTTCCCAGTTCATCTCTGCTGTAAGGCCATGACCTTCGCCTTTGTGCATAACATGCTGTACTGTTTCAGTGTCAGTAAACATCTGTTTATCAAACCAACGCTTGTTAAAGTGTTCAGTCTCTGAGCCTAGCTGTACTGCTAAATTATCTGAGAGATCATCAGGCTCTGACTTGCCTGTCTTCTCTTCCCACAAGGCAATCCAATCGCCTCGCATAATGCGATTCATATCTGAGCCGCCTAGAAATCCTAGTCTGTTCATAGTAGTTCTCCTTTTGATTTATTATACTGCAACTATGCAGTTAGATCAAGCTTCTTTTGTTGTAGTGATGAGAGCATTAACTCTCTACGTCTAAGTCTCCACTTGATATGCTTGTGAAACTCTGAGTATGAAGGCCAGAAAGTCGTAGTCTCGGACACCTGCTTGATTGCATACTTAACTATATCTGCTGGATAGACTGACAGTTCATTAGCTATAGCTTGTATTCGCATTGCATGATCGTCTGATGACTCACCTGCTGGCTTCACCACCAGCGCAGCCAGCAGCGTGAGGTCATCGACTAACATTTCTTTAGGCATGGGAACCATAGCTTGCATAACTGTAGCTATACATTTGTTTACGTCATCAACCGATGTTGATTCTATTCTGTAGCCGCTGACAATAATATCTACTCCATCATCCTTGAAGCTACTGCGACTAATCTCTACCACCTTGCAGCCTGTTGTGCATTCTAGCGAAGTGAGAAGCAGACTGTCGACTCTGGCTGGATTGTTTACCTGTAGCATTCGATCCAGACCTGCCTGTATTTGATCGCCACTCAATATGATTTGAACACCAGTATCTGTAGGCTCTGTCGAAGGACGCAAATTTTTTGCCTGTTGCTTGATGGTAGTTAACGAACTTATCTGCTTGAGCGACATGATCTATAGCCTCCTTGTGTTTAGCATCTATGGATTTGCAAAGGTCATCGCTTGGAAACCAGCCATCTGGAACCTGACCCTTTGTGTTCTTTGTTTCTTTATTGGTTATTGATAGGTTAGTGTTGCTGTCTGCAACAGGGGTGTTGCTCTCTGCAATAGGGGTGTTGCAGTGTGCAATATTTTTTGGGAATATTATGTATCGTGTTGACTTGCCTGTGTGTCCACGATCTCTAGTTAAGTAGCCGTGATCTTCCAGCCAGTGCAGCTTGCGCGTTACTGTAGCTACAGACATAGCAGTACGTTGTGATAGTCGGCTTAGACTAGGCCAGCATAGGTGCTTGTCTTCATCTGCATGATCTGCAAGCACAACCATTAGCCATTTTGCATAGCAGTCAGGTATCTCTGCCTTGATTGCTCTCGCCATTAGTAGAAATGCCATCGTAGTTCTCCTTCAATAATGGTGCTATCTTTTCTTCAAAGACATCACCATCAAAGATGATTAGTGTTTTAGGTTTGCCTTCCCTGCGCTTGTAGAACAGCACATCTCTAACTACAGTGAATGGGTTTGGAAAGTTAGACTTGTCGCGGTACTTTACTTCAACCACCAAGGGGTTTTGTCCGACTTCCCAGATGATGTCTCCGCTATACTCGCCTCCCAACGCTCCGCTGAGTGGTTGCCTCTTCGCTTTGAAGCCAATTTTTTGTAGCCATTTGACGAAGAC